ATGCTCAATGCGTTCACCTTCATTGCCGCCGCGAGCAATTCCGGCGCGGCAGCAATCAACGCGAGCGGAGCCCAATGTGTCGGGGTTGCATTGATGTACGGCCAAACAAACCGCTTAGGGTTTGCAAACCCATCCGGCTGCCCATAGTGTCCATCAGCAATCTTGCCGTTCCTGCCGCGTAGCAAGATGCGTGTGCCGTCTGTGGGTGCGGTCTCAATCGGCTGCCATTTCATTTGTTTGCCTCGCTACGTCTAGGTACATCCTCCCACCGACCCGGCGCCACCTGCGCCCGGATCGTCGCGGACTCCCCAGGCTGCGCCGTGTAGTACGGCATCGCCTCGCCGCGCACAATCCATTCGCGCTGCTCGCCGGTCTCCACGTCGCGGACTATCACGATCTCCTCGCGCCCGCTGGCAATCCGATATTCTGCACTGCTGCGGTCGTGCCATTCCGCCCACCCTTCTGCCGCATCGGCGGGGTCGGCTGCCGGAACCGTCGCGCCGTCTTCCTGCTCCTGGCCCAGATCCGGGCACCAAACAACGTATGTCCCCATCTCTCATCCTCCGCGCCTAACCAATTCATTCAAGCCGACGCCGCTTCATCAGAACGGGATGTCGTCGTCCGCAAAACTATCCGTCACAGGAACCACCGGCGCGCGCGGCGTGTGGCGCGGCTCCTGCTGGGGCGCAGCGTCAGCGTCCCGCTTGCCGTCAAGCATCTGCATCTCGCCGGCCACGATCTCGGTGGTGTACTGGTCGCGGCCTTCCTTGTCCTGCCATTTGCGGGTACGGATCGAGCCTTCTACGTAGACCTTGCTGCCCTTGCGCAGGTACTCGGCCGCGATCTCGGCCAGCTTGCTGAAGGTCACAATTCGCAGCCACTCGGTGCGCTCCTGCTTCTGCCCGGTGCTCTTGTCTTTCCACGACTCGTTGACGGCGATACTGAAATTCGTGACGGCGCCGCCGGATGGCAGGTACTTGGTAGTCGGGTCTGAACCCAAGGTGCCGACGGCGATAACTTTGTTGATGCCTTTCACGCGGATTTCCTCTCTGTGATGTTCTTGTGGAGCCCGGTCATGTGTCAGATCGCCTTCAGCATGCGGTTGCTGGCGGCGTCGAGGTCCATGTCCAGCAGCCACTCGATGACCTTCGATTCATGCACGCGGAAGTGCAGCGCCAGAACCTCGATGATCTGGTCGTCGGTGGGGCGGCTCTGTGCGGCCGGCGTGGTGATCGGCGTCGGCGCCGCGGTCGTTACCTGCGTCGCCACCGCGCTGATAGCCTGCGGGGCTGGCGTGCTGACGGTGGCCGGCCGCTTGCTGCGGGCGTCGGACTCAGCCTTGGCCCAAGCTTCGCGCTCGGCCTTCTCGCGCTCCGCACGTTCCGCCGCTTCTCGTGCCTTCGCTTCGGCCTCCGCCTTGGCCCGCTCCTCGGCGCGGATCTTCTCGCGCTCACGCTCTGCGGCCTCCTCGGCCTGCCGCTTCCGGGCGGCCTCGTGCTGGGCGATCCGCTGACCAACGATGGCGGCAACGGCCTCCGGGTCTTTGAGCACGAGCGCATGCTTGTCGTTGAACAGGAAGTGGTGCTCGGGGTTCGCGTCCAGCGTTTCGAGGTTCTTCTCGATGATGCCGGCAACGCGGTCGGCCTCGATCTTCCATGCGGCCACGGCACACGCTGCGGCGTCGCGCAGTGAAGCGATCGTCTTTTTGCCTTTCATCGAACCGGCAATGTCGTGCGGGATGGCCGGCAGGTAGGCGCCGCCAAACCGCGCGTCAATGGCGCTGATGTGCGCCTTAATCTGCGCGGTGGCGTCACCCTGTATTTTTGCGCGCACGACCTCCTTGCGGTCCTTCACCAGCTTCTCGCGGCCGAGGCGGGTGTCTCGGGCCAGCTTGTGCAGCATGGCTTTCATCTTGCGCATCTCATCGACGACCGAGATTTGCGCGAGGGCACGGTCCTCGGCGGCCTGAAGTTCGTCCTCCGCCCGCTTGAGTACCTTCACCTCGTTCTCTGCGTCGGCAAAGTCCTGGTCAGATTCCGGCGCAGGATTCAGCCCGTCAATGAACGCGCGCAGGCGGCCGCCAAACTCGGGCAGGTTTGACAGGACTTGCAGCGCGCCCTCGATATTCACGTTGACGGCCGGCAGATCCATGATCGGGGAGGCGACCACGACGGGCGCCTGTTCCTCGTGGACGTAGACGTCGAGATCCGCGAGGAATTGCCGCCAGCCTGCGATCAGCGCCGCACGCCGCGCGGGTATGGACGTGTACCACATGTGCCTGCACTGATCTGTGGTTCCGTCGCTGGTGACGAATAGGGCGCGATCGGCGCCGGAGACGAGCAGTTGGTGCTCGAGCTGCCAAGTCCAGTTCGGCCCGAGTTCGCCTCGCCCGATCATGCTGGCCAGATCCGCCGACCACAGCTTGTGCTCGAACAGGATGTCGCCGGCCATCGTCAAGCCGTCGAAGCTCGCGAGGAACGTCATGCCGTCGATGTCTTCCGTGCCCGTCACCGGATACAGTTCGTCGCCGACGAGTGCATCCGCATGGGGCCGGAACGCCGCCTCTGCGCGGTGTCCGGCATCGAATCGAGCCTGCGTTCCGCTGTCGACCTCCGGGCGGACGCCGGTCGACTTTTCGCGCAGCAGGTCCGTGCGCGTTTTGTACTTGCTCTCGCCCATCATGGCGGGCGCCTCGCTGGCGGTGCATACACGCGGGTCGGCGCGTAGCGCGTGCCAATCGGCGGAGCCCTGGATTACGTTGTGGATTCTCATTCGGCTTCTCCTTGGATCACGTTGTCGTCGCGCCGGATGGCGCACTTTTGCTGCGCCGTCAGCCGACCTTTCGTTTCGACCGTGGCGATGATCTCGTCAGCGCTTCGGCCCTTGTCGATGAGCGCGTGCCACTTGGGAAGGTTCGCGGCGAAGGCCTCGGCGGGGTAGTCCGGGATCTGCTCGATAGAGACAGGGCGCTCGGCGGCTCGCTCCGACGACAAGACCTCCGCGGCCCCCGCGTCAATGACCTTGCCCTCCATCTCCTCGGCGGTCGGCGCGGCGCCAAGCTCGGGGAACGCCTTGCGCAGCGCCTGGGCCTCGGCGCACTTCGCCAATTGCCCGTAGGGCCGCTTCGTCCACATGGTGTTGGGCGCGATGGATTTTTCCGGGCCACCCTTCACGGCGTAGTTCTCCCGCCAGAACTCGCGGGCCGTGAACTGCGCGGTCGCCCCGTTCGGCAGCAGGCGAAAAACGGTAACGCGACACCACGACGGGAACGTGATCTCCTGTCCGCCGATGGCCTCTGTAACGTCCGGGCCAAATTCCGGTTCGGATACGCCGGCCGCCTCGCCGGTGCGGCTGGCCTGCGTGCGGTAAAGGCCGATGCCGGGCATCACAACATCACGGTATGCCCTTGCCTTCGAGTCCCACATAGGGACGATGTGAACGGGTTTCTGGAGCGGATCGAGCCCTGCGGCGCGGCAGTAGGACAGCACCATGCGGATGCTTTCATCCTTGGCGCCGGGGTAGAGGGACGATCGCAGGACGGCGACAAGTTCATCCTGCGACACAAGTGCTTCGGGTGTCATGCGATTACCCTCCGGTGAGCGCGGCAAAGAGGATCATCCCGATGCCGATGCCTGCCAGCAGGGCGTGCCAGCGCAGCGGGTGCGGCGCGGTTTCGTGGTGGATCGGCCCGGCGGGCAGGCCGGCGTCGGATTGGCAGCGGAATACAGGCCAGCAGTCCGCGTAGTGCGTGATCATCCGAAGTCCCTCCCGCTGAACCGCTCCGCCTGCATCAGCACGCGGTACTCCCGGGCGCACAGCACCTCTTCGACGTGGCGCAGGAACGCCTCGCCGATCGCCTCCAGCAGCTTCGGGCGTACGGTCAGGTTCGCCGCGGGGATCGCGTTGGCGAGGCGGATCAGGTCCGCCAGTTCCGCCGGCAGGCTCACGTCGCGGCCGCCGTCGTCGGCGTATTGCGCTATAGCCTCCGCGTCCTGCATCAGGTCGGCAGCGCGATCTGCGGCGTCATCCCAGCGGCGTTCATCCGCATAGGCGGCGTCGACGTTCGGGCCGATGGCCGGTAGGCCTATGGCGTAGTCGTTGAGGTCGAGCAGGCGGGTCATTGTGGTTCTCCCGTGATTCGCCGGGGTGGCGACTTGGGAGGGAGCTTAGCAAATGCTTACGGCGCGCGTCAAGCAAAAGCTGTAGCGGCGCAAAAATAATTTGTGCATGATGTAGCGGACGCTATGCCAACAAGGAGTTACTCGATGGAACGGGGCGGGCTTGTGTGCGAGTTGCGGCAGATCAACGCCGATGAGTTACTCGCGTGGGTGGCGGTCATTCGCGCCGTCGCGGGGCATCTCGAATCGTGCGAATCCAGAACCGACGATGAGGTGCCGTAGATTCATCTTGCGAACAGTTGGTGCGTCCATTGGTTGCGCGCTATGCAAGTATGACGGCGACAACAAACAGCGTTCGCTTGACACGCGACAACAGCGTTTGCTAAGATTACAATCATGAACACTACTTTTGCTGATTTTTGGCGGGCGTTGCCAGCCGCGGACAGAGCGGACCTTGCTCGCCGCGCCAGCACGCATATCAATTACCTCTACCAGATCGCTGGCGGGCACCGGCAGGCTGGGGCGTCGCTGATCGCCAGACTGATGGCCGCAGACAACCGCATCACGTTCACGATGATGCGCCCGCCCAAAGTGGCATGAAAGAGTTGGCGGAGGGAAGGCCGTGAACTACTACCGCCACCACATCGGGGACTATCTGCGCGACACAGCGCACCTGTCGATGCTGGAGGATGCCGCATACCGCCGCATGCTCGACCTGTACTACATGCGCGAGCAGCCGTTGCCGGCGGAAAGTAAGGCGGTCTGTCGGCTGGTTCGGGCAAGGTCGCCCGAGGAGTGCGAGGCGGTTGAGACCGTGCTTGCCGAATTCTTCACGCTTGGAGTCGACGGTTGGAGCCAGAAGCGGGCCGACTCTGAAATCGAGGATATGCGCACAGCGGCAGAGCGCGCGCGAACCAACGGGAAAGTCGGGGGGCGTCCGAGGAAAACCCGGCAGGTTATTCACGAAAACCCAGAAGAAACCCAGTCGGTTATTTCTGGGTTAGCAAAACATAACCCAGACGAAAGCTCTCCATCCTCCAACCACCAACCTCTGGTTACTACCGTAACCGAGGTCGCGCGCGAGGCGGCGCAATCGTTCGATGCGCGCGCCTGTCCACCGGAAATTCACGCGGAGGCGTGGGCCGACTGGATCGCCCACCGCCGCAAACGCCGCAAGCCCGTCAGCGAGCGCGCAGCCGTCGAGCAGTGGCGCGCACTGGCCTGCCTGTCGCCACCGCAGCAGGCGGCGTGCATCGCGCACTCGATCCGAAACGATTACCAGGGCCTGTTCCCGGAGAAATTCGCCAATGCAACCGATCGACCTGACCGAAATTCAAGCGAAGATCGCAGCGCAGCAGGCCGTGTCCGCGCCAACGTCGCCAGAGCGCGGGCGGAGCGGGCTGCAGCCGAGGCTGGTCGAAACACTGTGGCACCTGATGGCCGCGATGTACGGCCACCGCTGGACGTCGAGTTTTGGCGATCGGGTGGATCCTGATCGTGTCTGGGCTGCGACGCTCGCCGGCCTGGACGAAGTGCAGGTGCGCCACGGCATGCGCCAGTGCGCAGAGCTGGGGCTCGAGTGGCCACCGTCCGCGCCGGAGTTCCGCAAGCTCTGCCTCGGGCAGAGCGATGTGAGCTGGGAGCACAACCGCATCGTGGCAGCCGATCGTGAGCGCGCAGCACGCAGCCTCGAACACCGGCCTACGACAGCCAGTCGCGAGGCCGTTGGCCGGGATAACCTGAACGCGATGCTCGGCATGCTCGGCATGTCGGGCGGGAGAGAATCATGAGCGACGCGCGCAAGGCGATCGATGCAGACGTGGCGGCATTCCTCGCGCGAGGCGGCGAGATTTCGCGGCCGGATCCGCGCCGGCTGCAAGCGGTGGCGCGCAAAGGATACGGCCGGCGATTCTGGGTCGAGCAGCCGCCGACCATGAGCGCGATCGATTCGCGGAGTGACAAAACCCCACCGAGGACCGAGTGACATGCAAGCGCCCGCGACAGTACGCCGCCGAGATCCTCGCGCTCACGACGAAAGCGGGGCGTCTGGCCGCGCTCGCGCAGGTGATCCGGAACATGCGCGAGTGGGTCGCGGAGTATGTGCGCCACGCATGGAGCCGGCGCGATGAAGCCCGTCCGAAGCCGTGCCAGTAGCGGCCCGTCCGAAGATCAGATCCAGATCGCACTCGTCGAGTGGATGCGCCTCGCGCACCCGAAAGTCGCGCCCTGGATGCACCACAGCCCCAACGGCGGCCTGAGAAGCCCTGTGACGGCCGCAAGGCTCAAGGCTATGGGTGTACGCAGGGGGTTCCCCGATCTCACGCTGTGGGTCGCTAGAGGCGGTCACAGAGGCCTTGCCATCGAGCTCAAGGCCTCGCGCGGCAAACCAACCCTCGAACAGCTCGAGTGGCTGGGCCACATGGGCGGCATGGGGTGGATCGCCGTGCTGTGCGTGGGATTCGATGCGGCACGGCAGACGATCGATGACTACCTCGCGTGATCCGAATCACCCCCAGTGGGTCTGCCTGCCGTGTGGCACGGCCTACGGACGCGGCGCGAAAAACCCAGCCGCGTGTTGGCACATGGGGCGCTGCGACATCTGCCGGCAAGATTCCTCCGTGACGCAGGTGCGAGATTTTGGGCAGCTCAGATCCAAGTTGGAAGAGGGGGAGCGGAGCATGCAACACACCCGCCTGACCGCCCACGGCATGGCTCGGGCAGACACCATCCGGGACGCCATCAAGACCACCGAGGCGGAGCTTGGTATCGTCGGCTACGGACGCGAACGCCAGCAGGTGCTGGATCGCCTGTGGACGCTCAAACACGCACTATCCGGATCTGAGGGATGACATGCGCATCGTCCTCAACGACTCGGGCAGGCGCATCGGGGAGAGTCACCATAACGCGATCCTCACGGATTACGATGTCAGGCTCGTCCTGGAGCTGATTTCGGTGGGGGTCAGCTATGCGGTGATCGCCGAAAAATTCGGCGTCTCGAAGTCATGCATCGCTCACATCAGCAGTGGGCGGAGAAGGGGGCAGTGGACGGCGAGGGTGATTGCTGAATGAGCAAGCAGGCGAGCAAGCAAAAGAAAGTCAGCCCGGCGAAGAGAAAACGTGGGGGGCAGACACTGTACACGAAGGCTATCGCCACGGAGATATGCGAGCTCCTGGCGACTGGAAAGCCGCTGACCCAGATATGCAGCCTCGAGCATATGCCGGGATGGACGACAGTCTGGGATTGGCAGCAGAAGTATCCGGAGTTCGCCGAAGATTTCGCGCGCGCGCGATCTCTCGGGTTTGATGCGATAGCCGAAGAGATGTTCTATATCGCCGACACTCCCTGCGTTGGTGAGGAGATCGAGCTCGATGCCGATGGCAATATCACCAAGATCAAACGCGGCGACATGCTGGGGCATCGCCGGCTGCAGGTAGATACGCGCGCCAGGCTGCTGGCCAAGTGGGACCGAAAGCGATACGGAGATCACACGCAAACCGAAATCTCCGGCCCCTATGGGGGCCCGATCGTGTACCAGGACGAAACGGCGCGCGCTGCACGCGTCGCGCATCTCCTCGTGCTTGCCAAGCAGCGTGAAAGCGATGCCAACGATTCCGAATGAACCCGCGTGATCTCGAGCGATACCTCACCAATGCAGAGCGCGCAGAGTTAGACGCGCTGATCGCGGCCGACATTGCCGCACGCCCTTGGTTGCCGCTGCCCGGCCCGCAGCGGATGGCGTATGAGTCCGATGCCGATGTGATCGGGTACGGCGGCGCTGCAGGGGGCGGAAAAACCGACCTGATCGCCGGCCTGGCGCTGTGCGAGCATCAGAGGGCGTTGGTCATCCGGCGCGAGAAGACGCAGACCGAGGGCGTAGTACAGCGCCTGACGGACATCGTTGGCGCGACGACCGGCTACAACAGCCAGAAGTCAATCTGGCGCCTGCCGGCGGGGCGTCGCGGCATCATCGAGTTCGGCGGCTTGGATAACCCGGGGGACGAACGCCGATGGCAAGGCCGGCCGCACGACCTGAAGGCCTTTGACGAGGTCACCGAGCAGCGCGAGGATCAAGTGCGCTTCGTGATGGGGTGGACACGCACGAGC